CGTAGTAGTGGGGGTAGAAAAGACGGTCCTACCAGAAAGAACTGCGCGACCAGGAGCATTTGGCCCTAAAGAGCCACTAAAACGTTGACTAGGAACCATACCGCGCCTAGCGCGATTACGCCGACGACGAGCCATTTCAAAACACAGCAACTGCAGTGGGGTCTACACTCGTTACCCGGGGGAGCATATCAGGGCCAAGAACCCATCCACCTAGCTCGGCCTCAACCGCCTCCTGGACATCCGGGCTAATACCAAAAGCTAGCCAAAAGGAGTAGCGGGTCCTTGGGTGCACAGCACCGTAAGACCTGCTCATTCCAGTGGCCAGCCTGGCAAACCCAGTCTCCAGGGCCGGGTGCTTGCCCAGGCGCCTGCCACGACCAGAGCGAATCATGGTCGAATAGAACTCCTGAAGGACCGGCAACCCACCACACAAAGACATCCCACACTCACCGATTGCAGTAAGCAGCCCAAACCGCATGGCTCCCTGGTACAGCGGGAGGACCGACACAGCGTCCTTACTGCAGCAAACGCGCGGGTCCCGGCACATGACCCACCCCTCCGGCGTCCACACCGGGTGGGTCTGGCAGAACTCAATCTGCTCAAACTCAAATACCGGTGCCTCAACCTTCATGGTGAAACCCATTTCCGTGAACCACGCGTCCAACCCAGCCTGGAACTTGTCAAGGTCCCCAGCCTCCATGATAACCACGCAGTCGTCACCATTGTTGGCCAGCCGCGCGCGGATCTGTTTCTCAGAGCAGTACGCCCACACCAAAGCTGACATGATCAGGCAGTTACCGAGGGCTGTATTCATGTCACCAGACATGCGTGAACCCACCTTCACATACTTGACCATGCCATCTGAGGCGCGAGCGTATCCCCTGTTCTTCAACTGCCACGACAGCAGTGAGGCCAGCAGTGCCCGCTCGTCACCCTCGTAGAACTCAAGGTAAACCTTGTGCTCCCACTTGAGCGCTTGTACGGACACATGCTGATCAAATCTACTGGCGTCCAAACCCACCGCGACTGGCCTGGCGAACTGCTCCCACATAGTACGTAACTCACTAGCAGTACCTCCGGCGTTGTAGCCCTTCATGACAGTAGGGCCCCCCCAAACAAGTGCAATCGCCCTGTAAACTAGCTTCTCTATTGGCATGATAAACCTACCTACCTCAACGTTATACCGCGGGTGACGTGGCTGAATCACCCGCGGTGCGGGATCCGGCTTAGAGGTGAAATTCACCTTTTCAGCCTTCACGAACGTCGACAGGAAAGAGTCCTTCAACCGGACGGCCTCCCGGGTTAAGGACTCAGCTGCTTGGGCATACACCGTGCGCCGTCGACCAGAGTAATGCTCCACGAATTGCTCCGTGGCCACTCGGTGGATACGCGGCACGTGCTTACGCAGCTGCCGGAAGAAGCCCCCCAACCTGTCAAACGCAC